GAAGCCTCTCCACCTACCGAATGGGACAATTTCCATCGTGAAATGGGCAGGCCGGACACCAAAGACCTGTACCAAATGAAGGTCGCCGACGAATTGGCCGAGGTTTACGATAAGGGTCTTATGGCCGAAGCGAGGGATATTTTCTTCGATTTAGGTTTCGACCAGAAGAAAGTTGACAGGTTATGGGAGTTTGAAGAAAAGCGAATCAGGACTTCCCTTAAAGCCATTGCCAATCAAGAGCTTGAAGCGGACAACGCTTTTTCGGAATGGTCGGCGAACAACTCGGACAAACTCCATTGGGCTAACCGTATGGTGTCCGAGAATGTTACTGACGATGAGCACAAAGAGGCGTTACTCAAAGTATTGGATAATAACGTTCCCTTTGCCGAATTATTATTTAACATATCCGGCAAGTTCAAGGAACATAAGATTATTACGGACACAGAACCTCCAGGTGGTATATTACCGGCTGACGCATTGACTGAGGCCAAGAAGATTGAAAATACACCTGGCTTCCTGTTGCCGGACGATAAAGGCCAGTTCTTGAGGGAAGTGAACAGACCTGAATATGACAGACTTGAAAAGGAAAGGGACAAATTCTATAAATTAGCAAATCCCGAAAAGCCTGGGTAGCTCTTCGGAGTCCAGACGGTCGCCGCACCTAAACGACCGCCTATCAGGCGTGAAATGAAGGCATTGTCGTCTCCGTTGACGGTAGCTTTGTCGTACACCGTTAAATATGTTTTAAGGAGATTACTATGCCAGTTACTATCGACCAAGTAACAGCACAGAAGTTCGCTTCTGTTTTGTATCTACTCTCCCAACAGCAAGGCTCGAAGTTTGCATCGAAAGTGCGCAACGAATCCGTTGAAAGCGCTGAACTTGCATATTTCGATACCTTGGCGGAAGACGATGATACGGCACAGAAGACGGGTCGGCATCAGGGAACTCCGATTTCCGAAGCCGAGTTCGGCAGGAGAAGGGTCGTACCCCGTCCCTGGACGAACAAAAAGGTTCTGGATAAGGAAGACCTTGACAGAATGCTGCCAGACCCACGTAACCCCGTAGCGATGAACCAGGTCAGGTCGCTCGGAAGGCAGAAAGATGACCTGATAATCGAAGCAGCTTTAGGAGACGCATCTATCGGCAAGGCCGGTGGAAGTACGGTAGCGTTCAAAGATGAGGCAAGGTCAATCAACGGAGATGGTACGGTAACTACTTTAGGCACACTTGCCTCAGTGCAGTCCGTAGCCGACTTTGGACTTGACAAGATACTGGTTATGATGCGATTGTTCAACGAAGAAGACGTTGACCCTGACATTCAAAAAATCTGGGCTATTACGCCGAAGGCGGTCGAGGATATATTGAATGTTACGGAAGTCGGCAGTATTGATTTCAATACCGTCAGGGCGCTTCAACAAGGCGCTTTTACTTTCTATGGCGGGTTCAATTTCTTCTGGAGCAACCGTCTTCTCAAGGACGGTGTAACCTCAACTGCATTTCGTTCGTTTGCGTGGGCACAGGATGGTTTAATCCTGGCTTCCATTGGCGACATTTCCACTCGAATCGAAGAGGCTGAAAGGCTTGACTTTGCCTGGGTACTCTTCTCGAAGATGGATTTAGGCGCCGTCAGAATGGAAGGTGTAAAAGTCCACGAATGCCTCAATCAGATAGTTTAGAAAGGAGACTCTAATGAGTAAGAAATTTCAATACAATTCAGGGCCTCTTGACGCTGTAGAGGCAAGTTCGCCGAGAGACTTCGCTCTTTCGACACACGAGTTCGGCGTATTCGCACCCGCAGAAACGGTTCAGCGGTTCGTTTACGGTACGAGATATATCACCTGGGACGGGCGCGTATATAAGTATATGGGCTTGACCACAGGTGGTTGTGTTTCGTATCACGGTGTTAGGAATACGCTTTCAGCATTTACGGAGTTTGTCGCTTCTGTTGCTGCTTCTATCGGCGATACCGATATGCTGATTACGGACACAGGTATTACAGAAGACCAGTTAGCTGGTGGTATGATTGCGCTTTATAAGGCAACCATCGATAATACAGAACAGAGACATATTATTGGTAACGAGGTCACGGTAGGTTCAACTACCAGAATATACCTTGAAGCTCCTCTGTCTGCTATTATGACCACTTCTGATAACGTCGAGGTATATGAGAATCCGTATCGGTTAGTGTCAGAGGCAACTAACGAGTTTTCTGCCTGGATGGGCGTTCCCACGAAAACAGCTTCGTCTGGTGAGAATGTCTGGGCGCAGACGTGGGGGCCAGTCCTTGTTAGTCCTGGTAATACAACTATTGATGACGCTGCCGCTAACGAGCGTATGGCTTTCTGGATGCCCAACGCGGTTATCGGTGAGTCGGACGGTGCTGGTATTACCGCTGGAAACAATCAGGTAGCAGGTTATATCCTCAATGCCGGAACCGGTGGCATTGCAGGCCCGCAGATTTTCCTGATGTGCAGCACGTAAGTTTTTAACTGGGAAGGGGTCTTAACCGGCCCTAACCCTTTTTTAAGGAAAGAATTATGAAAATTGATCCGAAAACAGGACAAAGAGTAAGAGTAAAGGGCGACAAGAAGAAATGATTCCAATAGCGACTACGGGTTTAGTAACTCAAAGTCCTCAATGTCCTAAATGTAAATCGTACCTCGTCTTTCCTCGTGCGAAGGATGGGGTACGATTTCACAAGTGCAGGGGCTGCGGGTATTTGCAAATGCCGAAATGGTATTGGCTTAAAAAGTTGAAATTTTGGAAATCTTAAAAAGAGCAAAATCCGGTGGCGAAATAGTTTCTTTCACCGAAAACGCAGAGAGCGTCAAGGAAGAAGTTTTGCGCAGAAGTGCCAAAGCTGGCTTACGCAGAAGTTCGGGCAGGATTATTATGAAGCCCGCAAACGAGCAATACAGGAAAAATTACCGAAGAATTTTCGGACACGATTAAGGAGTTATTATGGCAGCTTTTACAGTAAATACAGTCAAGACGAGAGGAACGGAAGGTTATCGCATAACCGATGCTTACAGTACCGATGTTCAAACCAGTACGGAACTATTGGCGGCTGTAACCGGCCACGAGTACAGGATTAAGAGTCTGTCCTTTGAAATCAACGATAGTGATACGTGGTTCAAACTATTTGACGATACCACTCTTCGGATAGGCCCGATAAAACCGAGAACGAACAATTACCACCGGGATTACATGAATCCATTCGTAATTTCCGGCGCGGTAAAAATCCAGACCGAATCCGACAAACAGATACATATTACTATTGAGTGGAAACTCCACAAAGTAGGATAAATTATGGCTTTACCAGAAGACAAACTCGATGTATGTAATCTGTCCTTGAATAGAATCGGTGAAAAGGCAGTTACTCAAGCCCAGTTGACCGCCGATACTGACTCGCGTGCGCAACGTTGTAATCGTCATTACGAACAGACCAGAGATGCTTTACAGAGGTCTCACTGGTGGCGGTTTGCACGGGCAAGAATAAGGCTCGCCTCAGTTTGGGCTACGGCCAAGGCTTATACCACCGACCAATATGTACTGAATGATGATGTGTGGTATAAATGTTTTCTTGCTCACACTTCAGTTACTACAACCAACGAACCTCCTAATGCTACTTTTTGGACTACCCTTGTGGCGAGCGATTATACGCCGGAAAATGAATGGGACTTTATGTTTGATTTGCCGGCCGCCTTTTTAAGATTTAGGTCTATTTTTGAAGAGACTGATTCTACCTCTCGAAACAGGAGACGTGCAATTGAAGGATTGGTACTCTTTACTAATCTTTCCGAGGTAAGTCTTCGATATATCCAGAGAGTCACAGATGTTACGGCATTCGACCCATTATACTTAGAGGTTTTGGTTTTGCAGTTTGCGTTGAAACTCATACCGCCCACGGCTGGAGTAGGGTCGGTGGGGCAAGCCTTGCTAAGCGAACTCAAAACCGAACTAAAGCCTTTAATGGCCTCGGTCAGGTCGATAGACAGAAACGAAACGGACGTAGGCGGCAGAAGCGATTGGAATTTAGCCCGTCACGGCGGAATTGGAATATCAGGTCAAGAGGAACGGTTTCTATGATAAGTGTCTTAATTCCCGCACGAAATGAGTTTCTTCTCGGCAGGACGATAGATTCAATCCTTGAGTCCGCCAAAGGTGAGATAGAAGTCATTGCTATTCTTGATGGTTATTGGCCTGAACCCATAAAAGACGACCCGCGAGTGACTTTGATTCACCACACTAATCCGGTAGGCCAGCGTGCGGCCGTAAACGAAGCGGTGCGGATAGCCAAGGGTAAGTACATTCTCAAAACCGATGCCCATTCGATGTTTGACAAAGGTTTTGATGTAAAACTCGCCGCCAGCTGCGAGTACGACTGGACGGTCATACCGAGAATGTATAATCTTCACGCCTTCGATTGGGTATGTGAGAATGGTCATAGGTTCTACCAGGACAAGTTCAAACCCGAAGGGGGAGAATGTAAAGACTGCGGAAAGTCAGTAAAAATAGAATGGGTCTGGAAGCCGCGTTTACATAAAAAGACCGACTTTATGTATATGGACAAAAATCTCAAAGTCCAATACTGGTACAAATACGCCAAGAGGAAAGAATCGAAGGGTGATATAGTCGATATTATGAACGGGGTAGGGGCTTGCTGGTTTCAATATAGAGAGAGGTTTTTGGAGTTGGGAGGTCTCGACGAGAATCACGGAAGCTGGGGGCAAGTCGGAGTTGAAGTGGGGTGCAAGGCGTGGTTGTCAGGCGGTAGGCACGTTGTTAATAGAAAGACGTGGTTTGCCCATATGTTCAGGACTACTAAAGAGTTTACTTTTCCATATAAGAATCCAGGCAAATCGCAAAAGCAAGCTGAGAAATATTCGAGGGATTTGTGGCTGAACGATAAATGGCTTTTGGCAAAACGACCTTTTAAGTGGTTGTTAGAGAAGTTCCAACCTATACCCACGTGGGAACCCGTCAAGACAGAAAAGAAACCACTATTGTCTGTTATCATTCCTGCGCGTAACGAGATATATCTCCAGAAGACCATTGATGATTGCCTTGATAAGCTGACTACTAATTTCGAGATTATTGTCGGTCTTGACGGATACGAACCGGAACTCAAAAAAGACCCGCGAGTAGTTTTGTGTCATAGCGAACGTATCGGTATGCGTCCGATGATTAACAAAATGGCACGAATGGCAAAAGGTAAATATCTAATGAGGTTAGACGCTCATTGCATAGTTGATAAGGGAATTGACACCGAGCTTATCAAATGCCACGAATCAGGGAATACCGTTCTTGCGATGAGATACGAGTTAAAGTCAAGTAATTGGACTCGAAGGGAGAAAACCGACTGTCCGTACCGTTATTTGTCTCACCCAGATACCGATCAGAAGGGTGGTTTAAGGGGTCTGGCTTGGCCACAGTGGGCTGAAAGCCATAAGAACGAGCAGTTAGGTGAGACTATGACAATTTCCGGCTCTAATTGGCTTATGGAGCGGGAGCAATTTCTCAGTTGGGGCGGAATGGATGAACAACACGGCACTTTCGGACAGGAAGGGGTCGAGATTTCCTGTATGACGTGGTTATCAGGTGGGAAAGTCTTGGTAAATAAGAATACCTGGTACGCTCACTGGAACAGGGGAAAAACTTCTTATGCGTTGGGCGCAAGCGAAAAACCGAAGTCTATGAAGCGTTCTATCCATTTATGGATGGGTGATAACTGGCCTCTTGCTACGAGGAAGTTTCAATGGTTGATAGACCATTTCTCGCCAGTTCCAGGTTGGTCTCAACAGGGTATGAGATATGACTATGGTTTTAAGTTGAGGATGTTTGATGTCAATGAATTGTATGATAATTACGCAACGAAACACGCCGACCCCAACAAAAGAGCATTGGACAATCCGAGAGGTGCTTGGGAATTTATGAAAGTGTTTCCGCCTTTTGTCGAAAATGTTCTCAATGGCGCAGATTATACCTTTGAACATCCCTATTACGGATACTTAGCCAAGCATCTCAATCCCGCCACAAGAGGCACTGAAAAGGGTCATAGGCACGTTATCAAGAAAATGAGAGCATCCGAGAATCTTTGTAAAGACATCAGGGACAATGGCCTTAGTACGCCTTTGGATATCTGGAAAAATGGTAACGAACTAATCCTTCAAAGGGGCGCACGTAGAATCGTTATATTGAAACATTTTGGAGTCAAAGAGGTCATAGCAAGAGTTTTCAAGGACAAACAAACGCTTAACAAACGAAAGAGTTTATTGGACGTCCGCAGTGGTGGGAACATAGAGAGAATCGCAATCAAGCAGTTCGCTAAAAAAGGATTGAGGGCTACCGACAAATACTGGAAACACAATTATACCCACCTTTACGACGAACATCTTAACGGTGATAGACCTTTGAATATATTAGAGATAGGAGTTAAGCGCGGCTCGTCTCTTTTGATGTGGAAGAAAGCGTTCCCCAAAGCAAAGATTTCAGGGATAGACATTAAAGATGTTTCCGAGAAGAAAATCTTACAAAGGAATAGAGACTTAAAATTATTCGTAGGCGACCAGTCCGATACGGAATTTCTCAAGACTGTTGTCAAGCACGGCAAGTTCGATTTGATTGTCGATGACGGTTCCCATCGGCCAGACGACCAACTTGCAAGCCTTGATTATTTGTGGCCTCACGTTTCAAGGGGTGGCCTCTACGTGATAGAGGATTTGTGGGGGCAAGTCAAAAATCAACACAAACGCCCTGTTATTATGAACGCTCTCAAACAGAAGATAGACGATATATGCTTTGAGAGAGTAGCTTCGGTATCGTTTTATCCAAATATCTGTTTTATCAAGAAATGTCAAACGAAATAAAATTTGCGTTCGATAAAGGAGAAACTCTTTACGCCAGGGTATTTAATTCCACTGGTCAGGTATGGAATACTTCAGGTACTCCTGCCTTTGAGGACTGGGTGGACGGTAATGTAACTGATTATGATATTTCCTTAACGGACAAAACAAGTGGTCAATATATTGGAAATTTCCCTGCAACGGCGGCTGGACGATTCAAAGTTAATATCTATGAACAGTCCGGCGGTTCTCCTGCTATAACCGATACCGTAGTAGGAACGGGAGAAATACTTTGGGACGGTAGTTCTGAGATATTCGGGGCTGACGAAGATGATATTACAACTGCTCACGAAACGACAGATGCGCTTATAGTAACTACGTTTACAAATGTTTTCAATATTTACGATGAATCCTAATGCCAAATATACCTTTATTATCATTTAACGCTGGTGTTTTAAGTCCGCAGATAGATGCTCGTTCGGACGTTGCGAAATACGCATCCGGCTGTCGGACTTTGAATAATATGATTCCCCGTATTTACGGAAGTGCCGAGAGACGGCCTGGCACGGAATTTATCGGTTCGGTCAAGAACGCTTCTGAGAAGAGTCGGTTGGTGGCTTTCCAATTCTCCGATACCATAGCTTATATTCTTGAATTTGGGCCGGAGTATATAAGAATGTTTTTTGACGGCGGAAGGGTAATTGGGGCGAAAGTGCCTACTAACTGGGCTGATGATACCGCCTATATAGTAGGTCAATTCGTTACTTACTCAAGTGTAGTTTACCGATGTTTGGTAGTTCATACTTCAGATGCCACCGATGCGGAAGACGGAGACCACGAAAAGCCGATTATTAACTTTACGGATTGGGTTGTTGCCGACCTTACTGATGACAACTTACCAATAGCCGAAACTCCAACTCCGTACCAGGAAAGCGATTTGTTCGAGTTGCAATTTAGGCAAAGTGCAGACGTTATGTGGATAGTTCATCCCGATTACGCTCCGAGAAAACTTACGAGGACTACTATAACTTCGTTTGATTTGTCGATTATAAATTTCACTAACGGCCCGTTCCTTCCCAGAAACGACCTTGAAAACGCCGACGGTATTACCATTACTCCCAGTGCCACTACTGGAAGTATAACCTTAACGGCTTCGGCGGCGGTCTTTGATAGTGCTCATATATCCGCACCGGGGGCGTTGTTCAAGATAACCCACGCACGGGCTACGACCGAGACTTCCGGCTCATCCGCTCATCCGACTACCGGAGTTATAGGTTCGGCCATAGACATTAAGGGAACGTTCTCGTTTAATACTCACGGGACTTGGGATATGACGGTCAAGTTGGAAAGAAATGAAAACGAAGAAGGTTGGGAGACGTTCAGGACGTTCATTTCCAACAGCGATAGGAACATCCAATTCACGGGAAACGAAGAGGCAGATAGCGTTCAATATAGAATAAACGTAACTTCATCTACCAGTGGAACGCTGAACGCTGACCTGACGGTAAACAATTCCACCGAAAGCGGGATATGCCGAATAGATACTTTCGTAAGTACAACCGAAGTAACGGCGACCGTTCTGGTAGATTTCGCTTCTACGGATGCTTCCAAAAGATGGTTCGAGGGTGCGTGGTCGGCTTTCAGAGGATACCCGACGGCGTTTACGTTTTTCGGGGGCAGAGCTGTATATGCCGGAACTAAAAATCAACCTCAAACCGTATGGTTAAGTGAAACTGATGATTTCGAGGATTTCGAGGAAGGGATAAACGACAGCGATTCTTTCTCACTTACAATGTCTTCAGATAAGATGAACGCTATCAGGTGGTTATCCGCTTTGGATGCGCTTCTTTTAGGTACGATAGGTGGTGAATGGCGGATAAGAGCGACCGCTATTGACGAGGCATTGACTCCTACTAATTTCGACGAGAGGCAGCAATCTTCTTATGGAAGTAAAAAGCTCCAACCTATTCCTGTCGGTGATGCTATTCTGTTTGTGGACTTCGTAGGTCGCAAGATAAGGGAAATGACGTTCCTCGATGAGAAGCAGAAATACGTAGCTCCCGATTTGAGTGCGTTGGCGGAGCATATCACATTGACGGGAATTACGAGTTTAGACTACCAGAGAAATCCCGATGCGATTGTATGGTCAACACTTACTAACGGTAATTTGTTGTCAATGTCCTACGAAAGAGACCAGGACGTAATTGCCTGGTCTGTCCATCCTCTGGGCGGGACTTCCGCCAAGGCCGAGTCCGTAGCGGTGATACCAGGAACTACCGAAGATGAGATTTGGCTCAGTACCTCAAGAACGGTGGATGGTTCTACCGTGAGGCAAATCGAGAGAATGAAACCGAGAGTAGGCGTTGATTTCGAGGATTCGTTCTTTGTGGATTCTGGTCTGATATTTGACGGCGGCGACCCTATTACGATTACTAATGTAACCCAGGCCAATCCAGGGGTAGTGAGTTTCGATAATACCAATAGTGACGGTAGCCAAAGGTTATTGGATGGCGACCAGATTTACATTACCGGCGTAGTGGGAATGACAGAGTTGAATGGTAATTTCTATACGTTAGGAAACGTAACTAAGACAACTGCTGAATTGAGGACTTTCGTAGAGATTAGCTCAAGTCCGAGCAGTTCGCTAAGTGCGAGTATAAGTAGTTCTCCAAGTTCTTCTATAAGTGCGAGTGCGAGTGTATGACTTTTTTATTTGGACAATCGGCGATAGAAACGAAACCGAAGGTGAGACCGCCTATGACTAATAGACAGCAAAATCAAAAGTGGCTGGCCTTAGCCCCGCACGTTAAGAAACATTTTGATACGGGTAATAAATCTCTTAAAGACATAGCGTTTGATTTGGCTTGGGCAGATTATAAAAATTCTCTGAAAAAGAAGGATAAACCGTGACAGTACCAGTATTTGACAATTTTACAGAAGCTAAAGTTACAGATGCAGAAAATGAAATAACAATTACTAAACCAAATAGTATTGTTGAAAATGACTTAATGGTGGCAGTTATTGTTGTTGTAAATAGGTTTACTGATTTTCCAACTTTGGCTGGTTGGACTGTGATACAGCAAGATAGACAAAACACTGTATCAATAGGGATTTTATATAAAGTTGCTGGTGCAAGCGAGCCTGCTGATTATACATTTGCTTGGACTCCTTTTCAGGGTAGTGCTTATGGTTTTATAATGCGTATTACTGGCCATGATACGGCTACTCCTATAAATATTAGTGCCCAAGATACCAGTTCTTCTGCAACTCCTAATTGTCCATCTATTACAACAACAGTGGATGATTGTTTGATTCTTCGTATATTTGGTGCTGATGATGATGATATAATTGTTGATAGTGGTTATCCTGCTGGCACAACTGGAATTACTGTCGATTCTCCTGGGCCTTCTGGGCCTTCTGGTGGTGCTGCTTATGAATCTCAAGTTACTGCAGGGGCAACTGGAACAGCAGCATTTTCATTGACAGCTTCCGAGGAATGGATAGCTATAACAGTAGGAATACAACCAGCAGGTGCAGTAAGTGCATCACCTTCATCCAGTCCAAGTGCAAGTATATCTACTTCACCAAGTGCTTCTATATCGGCCAGTGCTTCGAGAACGCCTTCGACTTCAATAAGTTCTTCACCTTCATCGAGTATATCCGCTTCTATAAGCAGTAGTATATCATCTTCAATTTCATCGAGTCCGTCCGGAACACCTTCGGCTTCAATAAGCTCAAGTATATCATCCAGTCCAAGTGCAAGTATATCATCCAGTCCCTCAACTTCACTATCGTCAAGTATCTCGGCTTCGCCAAGTAATACTCCATCAGCGAGTATTTCATCGAGTATATCGGCCAGTGCTTCGAGAACACCATCGGCCTCAATTTCATCTTCGATTTCAAGTTCGCTATCTTCGAGTATATCTACAAGCCCGTCAAGAACACCATCGGCTTCAATATCGGCTTCGCCGTCCGGAACACCTTCGGCTTCGATAAGCTCAAGTATATCTGCTTCGGCGAGTATAACGCCATCAGCCTCGCCAAGTTCAAGTGTGTCTGCTACGCCTACTGGAAGTCCATCATCAAGTCCTTCGGCCTCTCCAAGTTCTTCAGGGGACGAATTGGATACTTCGGGTTTTGGTGAATACGAATCCGACGGAACAACCCAGCACGTTGAGAATACATTCGTCAGTTTATCTCATTTGGAAGGCGAGACTGTAAAAATAATGGGTACGGACGTAAATGATGTAACAATAGCTTATGATGATGAGACTGTTTCCGGTGGAATAATTACCCTTATGGAATTGAGTCCTCACACCCATAATTTCGTAAGGAAAGCGATTGTCGGGCTTCCCTTTAGATTTACTCTAAGTCCGATGAGACTTGATATTACCGGAGCAGGTGGTACTTCTCACGGTAGTATCGGGCATATAGCGGAGATAGTAATTTCCTTTTTGGATACGTTAAATGCCAAGTATGGAAGTACGCTCGATGATTTGAAAGACATTGACTGGCCTTCGTCAACTTCTTTGAATACAGGTGATATAAAAGTTTCGTTTGACGGTGGTTATTCCATAGATGATAGGATTTACATTTCAGGCAATGATGTGTTTGCTTGCACGGTGCGGGCGATTATTCCGAGAAAGGATAAAACAGGACGATAGTTATTTTATTGGCAAAATTATGTCAAATTTTAGTTTGATATTAGATTTTTTGGCAATTCGATTTTGTTGCCATAATATCCGAACAAAACCCCAAAAGCTTTTATATCCTATTCGTTTTATAGGACTTGATAAACGAAAGGGATTAAATGTCCGTATACAATTAACTCCGATATGGTACTTTTTATCGATTTCTTCTTGTGTTATAACCATAATCTTATTCCTTTTAACTTAAATGCTTTTGTGAAAGTAATATACAACTTTTTTAAGATTTGTCAAGAATTAAAATGATAGAAATTAGACAATTACAAAATGGTGATATTGAGTACGTCAGGGCAAATCCTCTTGAGGATGCGGTCAAATGTTACCCCAATATGCCGATAGACCCAAGAGCTTCCTATACCACTTTGTGGAATGATGTGATAGTAGGCGTTGGCGGTGCGGTTATGATGTGGGAAGGGGTTTGGGAGTTCTGGTTGATTCTGACTAAAGACTCTAAGCTGGACGGCGCTCACGGAATTGTGGCCTTTGAAACTATAAGAAGAAAGATAGACGAGATTATTGAGGAAAATAACATAGTCCGTGCCCAGGCGGTAGTTCGACTTGACTTTCCGAGAGGGATAAAAATGTTAGAGGCGTTAGGATTTCAAGCAGAAGGGTATATGAAAAAGTATACTCCAGACGGTTGTGATGTTTATAGATATGCAAAGGTGAAACTTTAATATAGGAGGCTACTTAAATGAGCGACACGGATGACCCCTTAATTGCTGGCGGTATTAGTCTTCTCGTTGCTGGCCAATTACAGGAAGGACGTGCAGCGGCGGCAGAAGGTGAGAGTGCCCAGAACATTCAAAACTATAATGCTGCTGTAGCCGAAAGCGAAGCGAAAGCCATCGAGGAAAAGGGAAAGTTTGAGGGCATACGTCAAGTTAGAGAGGCGGCAAGGATTCAAAGCGCCCTTCGTGCAAGACTTGGCGTATCGGGCGTGAGGACTGACATAGGCGCTCCTGTATTATTAGCCGAAGAACAAGCTGCTGAATCAGAGCTTGCAGGATTCTTAATAGGCGCCGAAGCCCGTGCAAAGGCTGGCAGGGCAAGGTCTGAGGCCACACTTGCTAAATTGCAGGGAAAACTATTCAGAGAACGTGGCAGACAAGCAAGAACGGCTGCCTTTATGAAGGCTGGCGGAACGTTATTAACAGGTTTTGGTTTGGCAGGTGGCGCGGCGCCCGCTGGCGGATTGCCAAAGGTAGGTACTGTAACGCCAGAAGCTGGTGCTTCGTTCGCAAGATTCTGAGAGAATAATTATGGCTAACGCACATTTTCCAATTATTAGGGCAAAAGGCACATTACCTGACATCGCACCTGCGGCAAAGGCTGATATAGACGTAAGGACTGGTGCAAGAGAATTGGCAGAGGGAATATCCGCTCTGGGTGAATCAATACAAAAGTATGAGCTAATGCAAGCCAGTACCCAGCTTAGCGAGTTCAAGAGAAAAGTAAGGGAAGAACATAATCGTCTTGCTATTTCTTATGACGGCAACTTAGACCCTACTACCTTTAAGGCCGAGTACGAAAAGTCTTTACAAGTAAGACGAGGACTCATTCCCAAGAACAGGTTCGCTGCTCAAGAAGCCCGATTATGGTTAAACGACAGGATGCCTGTCTGGGAAACGGGGGTTGAAAAGTCCCGACAGTTGCGGATTGAGGATAATTATAGGGCGGAGGGATTCAATCTTAAAACAGAAGCGGAACGGACGGGGGATGTAAATAAATACAATCAGCATCTTGGAGTGGGAAGACTTCTTGGCATATATGGTTCCGAAGAAATAATAAAACTAAAACAAGACACTCTTGATGAAGCTGAGAGAAATCTGATTAACAGTCTTATTAGAGACGGTCGAACTGACTTTGCTTTTAGTGCCATAGAGAAATCGCAACTTGACGAAGGAGAAAAGCGAAGTTTGGAAATGGCTGTTACCGCTGCTGAGAGAGCGAAACAGACTCAAATCAAACTGGCTCAAGAGCAAAAGGACAATGAGATAGGCGATACATTTTTAGCTTTGCTGGATAACAAATTAGACCCGACCAAACCACAATTAACTTTTGAGATGATTAGCAATGCTAAGGAAATGTCTCTTCCTATGAGACTTACTTGGTTTACGAAGCTGATGACTTTTGATAATTATTCCGAAGCCGAACTCAAAGAAGCCTTTGTAGATAAGGGCGAAGTCTTGGCTGATATTTTTGACAGACTTGATAATAATACAATTACAGATAACGAAATAAGAGAGCAAGTCGGCAGAGGATTAAGCGTTCCTACTGCACAAAGAATAATCAAAGAAAGGCGACAACCTTTCGAAAAAGATACGGAACAATTATTCAAAAGAATCTTTGGTTGGTCGCCTGAACTTGGCTTTAAGGATGACTTCGCGGGATTTTTATATGAAAAAGCATTGCGAGAATGGGATGCGGAAGTAAAGGAACAAGAGGCCACCGGAGAAAAGATTATACAAATTGGCAGGTCTATTGTAAGGCCATATTTCCTTGAACATTTAGAAAGAACAATGGCTTCTGATACTGATATGACTCGAATGATGGAATTGGCTTTGGGTGAAGAAACTGAAAAGCTAAAAACTCCAAAACCTATAGAGGCGGAAGAGCCAGCAAGGGAACCTGGTGAACCATTAAATATTGTCGATTTCGAGGCTGAAGTTTCAAGATTAAAAGGTATAGATATGAAAAAAGCCAGAGAATATTATGATGCCTGGATAGGAAGGTTTCAAGAATAATGCCTATTAGAACGTTTGAAGAAATTGAACCGGCCAAAGAACAAATTAGAACTTTTGAAGATATTCCCAGTGCTGTTAGACCATTTGAAGAGATTTTTGAGCCAGAAGTTTTTCGGGCTGCTCCCAAACCTTCTTTTGGACAAAAATGGAAAGAATACTTTTTTCCTACGCCACGCTTTGGTCGCTGGACAAAACCGGACAGACACGAGAAATTCTTTAATGCTACAAAATGGCCAGCCAAGACTGCTATAAATGCCGTAGGTTCCGTTATCAATAGGATGAATAAATTCATAACGGAAGTATCGCCTGTCCCAGAGATAATGAAAACAACGGCCACATTAGACCCTACCGCACTAAAAGATATTTTACCGTCAATATGGGAATCAAGAAGGGCTTTTTCGCCCGTGCCTGGTGGTGCAAAAGAATTAAGAACATTTGGTGAGGCAACGGCAGAAGATTGGTACGAACCATTGGCAAGAGAAGAGCCGCCTTGGTGGTATGTACCAATGATGGATATAGCATTTGAAACTCTTTTAATATCTGGCGGTGCGGCACAACGAGCAAGCCGAGTAGCGAAGTCCACATTTACTAATGCTAAATTAACTTCTGCCGAAATCAAAGCTGCCAAAAGAATCTTTTCTTCTAAGGTTATCGCAAAGATGCAACCTGCACGAGTAAGGGCTTCATTGGCAAGTGAATCAGCCGTAATTATTTTAAGCAAGGCCGAAAAAGCCCAGTTACTCAGGAGAGGATATAAGCCGATACAAATTCAAAATATGACACCATTGGAAGCATATCAGGTAATGGATGATGTTCCTATAATAGAATCGGCAGCTAATAAAAATCTTGCTTCGGCTACCAAACAAGCCGTAGATAGACTCACGGCAGGTATTAAGAGAGCGAAACGATTACATCCTCAAAAAGAAAAAATGATTAGTCTGGAAAAGTCCAGACGAGTCGCTGTTGCACAACAAATTCGCCAAGCCCAAAAAGGCGAAAGAGCAGCATTGGCTTCTCGTGGGCCATTAAGAGGAGAGTATTCAGTCCCGTCTTTCACTGCACCAGATATATCTCCAATAGATAGATATTATTTATTTGAATCAGTTCGCACTTCGAAGATGCCTCACTTTCGTTACAGAAATACCAGCGATGCGTTATTAAAATTATTACGTGGTGATATGCCTGCGAGAGCCGAGACTGCGTTATTAGAGAGACATTTCGGTTCAGGTTTGGCAAAGGCCATTTTACAGAAACGAAGTTTAGGTTTGAAAGCTTGGCAGAATACTTTGGATATATTGAATATTCCCCGTGCCACCTTAGCTTCGTGGGATTTATCTTTTCCCTTAAGACAGGGCATTATGCTTTTGCCTGGTCATCCTAAACAATGGGCAAAATCTTTTGGCCAAATGATGAAATCTGCCGTGCCTGGAGATAAAGGAAAGAAATATGCTCGATACTTAGAGGATATGGCGGAGAGTAGTCGATATGCCACATTAAGGAATCGCTCTGGTTTGGATATTACCCAATGGGGATTGACTGATATAACTGCGAGGGAAGAACCATTTTTATCATCTTGGGCAGAACTCATTCCTGGAGTGAAATGGTCTAATAGAACTTTTACAACAATGAGCAACCAATTAAGAATTAACGTCTTTGATGATGTTGCTCGAAACTGGGAAAGAGCTGGTATGTCGTGGGCGGCGAATCCCGAAGAATATACACGACTGGCAGCTTTTCTCAACCACGCAACCGGTAGAGGTACTATCCCAACTAAATATGCTGGAATCACACCTGAACTTAATGCTTTTTTCTTTTCGCCAAGGTATCAGATTTCCCGACCACAAGTAGTTTATGACGCATTTATTAGCCTCAAATTGCCTGCTGCAAGGAAAGTTATCGTCGGCGATTTAGTTAAATTCGTAGGAACTGGTTCTGCTACATTATGGTTACTGAATGAGGTTCCTGGCGTTGAAGTTGAAGTTGACCCGCGTTCGAGTGATTTTGGTAAAGTCAAATATAAGAATACTCGTTATGACTTCTGGGCGGGAAATGCTCAGATAGCAAGGTTAGTAGCTCAAGTTTCATCAGGTCAAACAAAAGCCAATGAAAAATTGCACGATATAAACAAAAAAGAAGTAATCGAGCGATACATCCGCACGAAATTATCTCCGCCTGCCGGACTTGTTTGGGATGTTCTTGAAGGTCAGACTTTTATGGGCGATGAAATGACATTGGAACCCACCTTTCTTGCCCGTGATATACCTTCAAGAGTTGTGCCGATGGTTATGCAGGATATTTATGATGCTGTGCGTTTTCAGGGAATGGATGGAATTTTACCTATAACATCTACTACGGCGTTTTTCGGCTTAGGCGTAGGAACGTGGGAGCCGTCTAAATGGGAATTGCTAAGAAGAGAACAGGATGATTTAGCAAATACAGCTTACGGCAAGGAATGGGACAATCTTAACGAGATTCAACAAAAACTTTTGCAACGAGATAATAAGTTATTAGATAACTTAAAGCGCGAAGCAGAATATGAACGGACTGTATTTCCATATTTGGAAGAGATTAAAAAAGACCAGTTAATAGCGGGATTAGATGTAGAAGGTGGTCTATTAAAAAGCACTCAAAAAGAATTAGCAAGACTTAAAATCAGGGTAGGTAGTTTGCCTCGTACTTTCGGTGATTGGACATTAAACGATGAACGATACGAAAAATACAAAACACATCTCACGAGGGAATTGCAATCGTCATTATCTAAGGCGATGAAAGAAGAGAAGTGGGAATCAAAGTCCGATGAAAAAAAGACGCAATTTATCGAAAAAGCAATAGAAGTGGCGAAAACAAGAGCAAGG